AAGACCTCCGAAAAAAAGGCCCCGAAGGGCCTAAGATCAAGAATCAAAAGCGCCTGTAGAGGGGGGAACTTCCACCGCATGACGAAGCGCACCACAGTTAATCTTCAACTCAGGCACGGGCAACAAAGAAAAAACACACGAGGAATCCTCGAACGTACCGCAAAACACCAAATCAAAATCAGCAGCGTGCATCACCAAATTATCCTGAGAATTCTCATTCACAGCACGCTTCAAATCACGAAGAACAGCGCCATACGCAGGAGCAAACATCGGACGCCCATAGACACCGACAGCACGGTCAAACAAAGAATAAATTGCGAGCTTCATTTTAAGTCCCTATGAAAAAATTGAAGACCAGCCTTAACAACGGCCTCTTTTACCTTCAGCCTGGCGCGAGTGTTATCACTCGCACGCAAAGCAGCCTTTTCCTGCCGAGCAGCCTTCAAAAAAGTAACCGCAGACTTCGCAGCAGGGGACACCTGAGCCAAACGACGATCATAGTAGCGAGGGGGATTCACCTCCTTTCCACGAATAACAACAGCATCACGATGAAGAACATCAGACACGTAGAACTGATCAAACCAACTTCCACCGATACCCGGCTTAAGCGACATATGTCCAAACTCTGGGACACTAGGCAAAACCTCGCCGGTATCCAAGTCAATACGACCGTAATCACGAACAAGAACGCGAACACCTGAGAGCTTATCGAGGCAATACCGAGCAATATAAGCAGCAGACTCGAACGTAACGTCACCGACTTCAACAGAGCCATGAGGCCATAACTCCTCAAGAATAGAAGAACGATAAAGAGAAAAACCCGCAGAGGACTTCCGCCAGTACCTCCGATCGGGCAGGGACAACCCAAAGAGACAAGCATGAAAATGGGGCCTACGAGAGGCCCCGCCATACTCACCACCGACGAAAAACCGAATCCTACGCGGGGAAAAGCGCTTCCGAAGACGCTTCAAGAACAATTGAAAATCCCGATACTCAAGGGAGGCCAGGGGAGGCAAATCACCGGAATAGGTAAAGGTGCCAAAAACAGACGACTCGTGCATCTTCGACTCGTGAACACACCGAACGGCCCACTGGCGCGAACGCTCCAACTTACACCCAATGCACTGGCCACAGGGGAGCTGAATAGATCTGCCTGAATCCGGGAGCGGAGAAAAAGAAATGTTTCCCCCCCGGCCTTGATAGGCCTTAAGGGGGGAATAACACGGCACCTACAGTCTCCAGCCACCGCGCATCGGCGCCTGGGCAACATTCGGCGCCTTAGAATGGTGGGAATGCTTACGAAAAGTCTTAGCAGACTTCCCCTTCGACACATGCTTCCGCTTCAACGGCCTCATAAAACCCCCATTAAAAAAAGGCCCGGGATGGACCCGAGCCCAAAAGGTAACACACAGCAAAGCTGGTGTCACCTAGCACAGTTACATCAAGTATTAACTGTGCACCCCCTTACCCCCCGGCAGGGGGGGAAGCGGCCCCGGCAGGGGCCGCTGGCTGGCCAGCAACGGCCACAGGAGCCGCAGGAGGGGTAGAAGCTACCCCCCTAGCCAAAATCGCCGAAGGGTCCTCAGGGGACCGCGTAGCAAGCCCTAGGCGTATCGCCTCATCCTGATTCTTCGGATCAGTGAAAAACTCAAGGTAACGCTGAGGGTCATTCTCAAAGCGACTACGCACCTGGGCGGGAAGAGCCATAAAATCCTCGGCCGCCTGGCGGACCGCATTCATCGCGGACTGAAAATCAGACACACCGGTGTAATCACCGTAGGAAGGAGGAACCACCACATCAGGCAAGGAACCAGTCAGACCAAAATTCTTGACAATGGTATTGATGTCGCACTCATCCCGAGCATCCTGTACAGCTAAAGATACATCCTCACAACGCAAACCAGTCTCATCCGACACAGCATCCCGATCATAGTTATAAGGGGTACGCAAAAAAGGCGGAACAATCTTAGAAGACATATCACTCTCCAAATAAAGTCGCGGCTTTCGCCGCAGTATTAATAGCATGAGAAGCCGGTTCCAAATACGGAACAATCTGACCACCAGCACGGTTATACATACCCGCCTCGGCCTTCGCCTGAGGCACCTGAAGACCAAGCAACTGACCTTGCACCTTCAACCTTGCAAGACCCGCTTGCTCCTGCTGAACATCAATACCCTGAAGACCCATCTGCTCCGCGGCGGCATTACGCCAATTAGCACGCGTATAATTCTCAGTAGTCAAACGCGCCTGAGCCGCGCTAGAAGCACCGGAAGCCTGATCACGCCACGCCGCCGCCTCGGGACCACCAGCAGCCAGCTCCGCACGAATCTTATCGGTAGCAGCCGCAATTTGCTGCGCCGACTGCGCGCCAGTCTCAGTATCCTGCTGAGCCTTAGGAAGAAGACCTCTCAAAGTCAAAAGCGTATTCGCATCGGTATTACGAGCAGAAGCCTCCGAAGTCTTTGTATCAGCCTGGGTCTTCGCAATCCCCGCATAAATCTGATCAATGGCGGGACCCATCGCAGCACCAGTCTGAGCAGAGTTAACAGCATTACCCAAAGAATTCTGCATCGTAGCCATAGCACCACCAGGCGTAGTAGCACCTCCCTGAGAGTAAGCCAACATAGGATTAAGGCCAGCCGCCTTCATATCGGCAGTGGCCCGCTGGTAAGCCGTGTCGCTCATCATTTCCTGAAAATCCATCTGGTTCTGAGCCATCTGAGCATTCGCAGCATTCGTATCATTACCGCCCAAAAGACCAAGAAGACCACCACCGATACCTCCAATAACGGCACCCCAGGGACCGAAAGAAGAACCAGCCGCCGCGCCTTGCGCCGCATCACCGAGCGCACCACTATCGTCCGCCATTAGAAATGGTCAATCAAACCAGGCACCGAGTACAACGGCATGGGCCTAGCCGCACGGATGCGGAAAAAAGAATCAAACAAAAACTGCTGACCATTCGCACCAGCACCAACAGCAACAATACGCGAAATAGGCGGAGTATCAGATATAAAAGTGCTATTAAGAGTAGGCAACGAAGTAAACTTCTGAGCAGCATGCCAGCCATCAATCGTCCCCGCAGACGTGGACTTAAAAAGCGAAGTAATCATCGCCGGAAAATAACGATACTCAGCCCAACGCTCCTGATACCCAAAAACAAGAGGGTCATTGGCAGACCCATCACAATAAATCTCCTTGTTCAAAACAGCTTGCTCACCGAGCATCGCGAACGCAGGAAAATAGTAATCATAACGGGTAGAACGAGACCAAAGCTTCCGAAGACCCTGCTGATAGGTCAAATCCGCCCGGACAGCAACGAGCCCAATAACGTACCCGTGTTCTGTGAAGGACTGAGTAAAACCGCTGCCCTGATGCAAAGCTGTTCCCATCGCAGACAAGGTTCCCAGCGGCGTGGTCGTACCGCTTGCTGAAGTGCCTGACGTCTGAGCAATTGGATTGACTGCGATAGGCGTACTCGCGCCGCCAAGGTACTCGGGTCGTTGCAAGCGAGCATCCGGGCTGATAACGCCGAAGTGAGATCGCACAATCTCTGTATATCGTGTTCCACCACGAGCATCCCTTTCTAAAAGCTTCTGTATCTGAAACGACTGCCGGAGCTGATTAATTGTTGCAGCGGTAGCCTGGGAAAGATCAGCATAGACATTGGGCAAATGCCCACCCGTTCCAGCCGTGCCCGCTGAATTGATAGCATCCGTGACATTGAAATTCGACGCTGACCAAATACGAGTCCCCGCAGCCACTGTCGACCCGTCACTCTGATACGCCGTCGCAGCCGACACGACATTGGCGGTCGCCGGAATGGCCAACCCAAGAACCGGCGCGCGGGTACCAAGGGGTAATGTAATAGCTGTTCCACCCTTCTGCGGCCATGGAAGCGACGACGTGAAATAATCATGACGCTTACCCCTCCGACACAAATTGTAGTTAACCGGATTGTCAGGCCCATCACCATTGTCAATCTGAACAGAATTCTGCAAATTCTCATCACGGAACCACTGATTCCAGATCAAGTTATAGCAACGCAGCGGCAGCGAATTATGAACAACCGTATTCCCACCTCCGACCTGACCAATAGTAGGCAGACCAAAATAATCGAACAAATTACCAGGGGTATAACCCGAGGCAGGCGTAGTCATCGTAGGAACAGTGTAAGAAATCGAATCACCAGGATTATCCTGCTCACCCATGAACTGCTTCCAATGAATCCAAACCAAACGATTCGGAACAAAGAAAAAAAACGAATCCATGTACAAATTATCCATCAACGGAAACAACGGAGTCGCCATACGCGCAAACGCAGTCATCTGCAAATTAAAAGTATCGCCGGGAAGAATCTCATCAACATAAATAGGAATCAAATAACCGGCGTCAAACGTAGTCTTGTGAGTAGTCTGAATTATCAAACGACGAACGCGGAATATCCGCTTTGGGAACCATCGCAAAACGATGAACATCAACAGACCTGTTACGGAACAT